TAAAAACGGGCTTTAGAGCTGTTTTCTATGCACATGGCTACCTGGGTATTCCTTGGGGTATTTCAGGGCCTTCTAGGGCCCTTTAAAGGCTTTCTAGAGCTATGCGGGGCTCGGGCGCTTCGCTTGCTTCGTTGAAGCCCCTCGCCTGTCGGCTCTGAACAGGGAGGATAAAGAAAAGAAAAAGAAAAGGTCTTTCTTAACAATCTATCTAAAAGAAAAAGAAAAGAAAACTATATAAGGAATCCTTAAAGGATTCCTTTAATATATAACTATAATTTATTTTAACATAAAAAAGGGCTTTTGTCAAGCCCTTTCATAGAATATTCTTGTTTTTTTAAAAATATTTAGGGTTTTTGTAAGAAAACCCTTGACATTTATGTAAATTTGTGTTATAATATAGGTATAGGGTGTAGAAATTACACACAATTTTCCTGTTAACTAAGCATTCAGCGGGCATACTGGCCCGCTTTTTCATGGAGGTAGCCGAGTGGCTCTGTCAGACAACGAAAAAGAAAAGGACCGGCAGCGTCCCAACCGTTCTGTAGCTGCCGCGCATGCTCGCTGGAGCGATCAGCAGAAGCTAGATGCTGCTAAAAGCTGGCTGGTGTTGGGAAACACCACTCTCGTTAGCCGTCTTCACGGCATTCCCAGAATTACCCTCTGCAAATGGCAGGAAAGCTCGTGGTGGCACGATCTCATTGCTGAGCTTCGTGCAGAGGAGCGAATAACCCTGTCCAACAAAATGAAGAGTTTGGTGGATGCTGCGCATCAGGTTGTCCAAAATCGTTTGGAGAACGGGGATGCTGTTTTAAACCAGAAAACAGGGGAAATTATCTACAAACCGGTGTCCATGAAGGATGCCCATCGTGTTGCTGTGGACATGCTCAACCAGAAACAAGTGCTGGATAAGGCTGTTTCTGGACCTGAGATTAAGGAAGCTGATACCAATAAGCTTGAGGCTTTGGCTGAGAAATTTGCTGAGTTTGCTACAAAGAGCATTGAGCAGAGAATGGACAAAAAACGTACTGTGGACGTAGAAATGGTAGAGGTTATCCATGAAACTAAGATGGCACAAAATGACTCCGTTTCCGACGCAGTATTGTCTGGTGACGAGCCCGGAACAGGTGACGAAATGGGCGAAGCAGAACAAGGTGAACATCCCTCCTCCTGACAAGGACAACCTTGGGGGTGTTTTTGCAGCTGGAAGCTACATTTTTGTTTACGTCAAGCCGGGACAGGAACATTGGAATTTGGTGGATACCATTATCCATGAAAGTGTTCATGCTTGGCAAAAGGCGATGGAATACATACAAGAAACTTCTTCTGGAATTGAGGCCCAAGCCTATCACATTGGACATATTGCAACTAACATGCTAAAGGATTTTCATGCCCTACATGAAGAACGGAAAGAGGGATTATAAACGTGAATACGCCCTCTACCAAGGGAAGCCCGACCAAATCAAAAAGAGGAGCGAACGAACTGTTGCTCGTCGTCAAGCAAATGCGGCAGGAATCACCCATAAGGGAGATGGAAAAGACATTGACCATATCAAGCCTCTCTCAAAAGGTGGAACAAATTCGCGCAGTAATCAGAGGGTTGTCCCGGCAGGAACAAATCGCAGTTTTGCAAGAAATCCTGACGGGTCTCTCAAAAGCCAAACTTCTAAACGGGAACGAAAAGGAAAACGATAATGTTACCTCTTGTCGCTACGGGACTTTTGGAAATTGGCGCTAAGCTCATTGATAAAATTCTCCCTGATCCGGCAGCACAAGCAGAGGCGAAGCTTAAGCTTTTAGAGCTTCAACAGAACGGAGAACTTGCTCAGCTACAGGCTGACACCGATCTTGCCAAAGGGCAGATGGAAACCAACACAGCAGAAGCACAGAGCGGAAGCCTGTTCATTGCCGGGTGGAGACCTTTCCTTGGGTGGGTGTGTGGAACAGGATTTGCTGTCCAATTTGTTCTTGGTCCCCTCTTGTCTTGGGGAAGTGCCCTGTACGGACACCCCATCACCTTTCCCTCACTTGACATTGAAACAATGATGCCGATGCTGTTCGGGATGTTGGGCTTAGGTGCCTATCGTACAGCGGAGAAAATTAAGGGAGTTGCTGCTAAATGATTTTAAGTGCAGAGGTCATTCAGGGCTTCGTCGGTTCTGTCTTGGCTTCTCGCTTTGATGGAGAGGCGGCAAGCCCGCCCTTTCATAAGGAGTGTTGGGAACTATGCTGTTCAAACGAGAAGTATGTAGCTATTGCAGCTCCGCGTGGCCATGCCAAGAGCACGGCTATCACTTTGGGGTACGGGCTAGCGACTCTGCTTTTCCGAGAACGGAAGTTTATGCTCCTAGTCTCGGACACGGAGAGCCAAGCAAGTCTGTTCCTAGGCCTCTTCAAACAGGAGCTTCAGGACAACCCATCCCTCATCGACCTCTTCGGATTGAAGAGGAATGATAAAGGGGTTGTAGAATTTATTAAGGATACGGAATCTGACATCATTGTGCAATGCACAGATGGACATAAATTCCGTGTCATTGCTAAGGGTGCGGAGCAAAAGCTCCGTGGTCTTATCTGGAATGGAAGTCGTCCCGACATTATTATGTGTGACGACATGGAAAACGACGAGCTTGTTATGAACAAAGAGCGTCGTGAGAAAATGCGCAATTGGTTCAAGGGCGCTCTTCTTCCGTCTTTGTCGGACCGTGGCATAGTTCGTATGGTGGGCACTATTCTTCATAGTGACTCATTGCTTGAATCTCTGATGCCCAATCCCTCTGATAAACAAACCTTCAGAACGGATTTGAAAGAATGGAGTGGACGGAGGATGATGTGGAAAACGGTTAAATACCGCGCCCATAATAAAGATTTTACTAAGCTTCTTTGGCCGGAAAAGAAGACTCCAGAGTTTTTCAAGGTGCTTTATGAAGACGCTGTTCGTACAGGTACAACAGACACCTATTCTCGGGAATATCTCAATTATCCGATTGATGAAGCCGTGTCCTTCTTCAAAAGACAAGACTTTCTTCCTGTCCGTGAAGAAGACAAAGAAAAACGACTCAACTACTATGTTACAGCCGATTTGGCTATTTCTGATAAGGAAGTGGCTGACTACTCGGTGTTCATCGTTGCTGGTATTGACGAAGACAAGATTATCCACATAAAGAACATTATTCGTGACCGTCTGGATGGACGGGAAATTGTGGACACTTTAATCCAACTCCAGAAGAGATACAATCCTGTGGCTGTAGGTATTGAAGAAATGCAGGTGTCAAAAGCAATTGGTCCCTTCCTTCGAGAAGAGATGATTCGTAGCAACACCTTCCTTTCAATCCATATGCTGAAACATGGTGGCAAAGATAAGCTAACACGCGCTCGTTCTATTCAGGCTCGTATGCGAGCTAAAGGAGTGAAGTTTGCAAAAGAAGAGGACTGGTTTCCTTCCTTTGAAGAGGAATGTCTCACCTTCCCTCGTGGTAAACACGATGACCAAGTGGATGCTTTTGCCTATCTTGGTTTAATGCTCGATATGCTTGTTGAGGCTTACACAGCCAAAGAGGAAGCAGAAGAGGAATGGGAATATGAGAAAGAAACCAGTGGTATGAATGATTTAGGCCGCTCGGTCATAACGGGATATTAACATGGACGGAAATAAAATTAAAGCCCTGCTTGAATCCAAGAATGTGGCCGAAGAATACTTCAAGGATGATGAGGGAAAGCAGAAGCTAACAAAGATTGGGTCTGATTGCAAGGCTGGCTTTGAACAGGACCTTGCTTCCCGAGAGGATTGGGAAAAGGCCATGGACGAGTGGATTAAGCTTGCCAAGCTGGTGTGTGAAACAAAAACATACCCTTGGGCTGGTGCTTCAAATGTGAAGTATCCCCTGCTTGCCACAGCAGCTATGCAATTCGCAGCTCGCGCCTATCCTAGCTTAGTCCCCTCTGATCGACAGGTTGTAGAAGCCAGAGTCATTGGTAAAGACCAAGATGGCAAGAAAACACAAATGGCAGAAGCTGTCTCTATGTATATGTCCTATCAACTCATGGATGAAATGGATGGGTGGGAAGAGGACATGGACAGGATGCTCATCATGTTGCCCATTGTCGGAGTTGTCTTTAAGAAGACCTATTGGGATTCTGTCGAGAAAGTCAATTGCTCTAAGCTTGTTCTTCCTAAGAACCTTGTTGTTGACTATTGGACACGCTCTCTCAAAGAAGCAGAGCGTATTTCTGAGATTCTGTGCCTTCCCAAAAGGAAGGTGAAAGAGCGACAGCTTGCTGGTCTGTGGCTCAATCAAGAACTAGGAGAGCCCACTATTCCAGAAGATGGTGGTCCTTCGAGTGTGGATGATACCACTCCATACGAGTTCATTGAACAGCATACATATTTAGATTTGGATGAGGATGATTATCCTGAGCCCTATGTTGTGACGTTTGAGCGTAATAGTGGGAAAGTGATGCGAATTGCTCCCTGCTTCGATCAAGACACAATGATTATGAGCGACGATGGTAAAGATGTTATCCAGATCAAGAAAATTGAGTATTACACAAAATATGGATTTATTCCCAGTCCCGACGGCGGTTTTTATGATGTGGGCTTTGGTACTTTGCTGGGCCCCCTTAATGAATCGGTTAACACACTAATCAATCAGCTTATTGATGCTGGTCACCTGTCTAGTCTACAAGGTGGTTTTCTCGGCAAGGGCCTTCGCCTGCGTATGGGAGAAACGAAGTTTAAGCCGGGTGAATGGAAGGTTGTTAACGCTACAGGCGATGATCTGAAGAAGCAAATTGTTCCGCTTCCTGTTAAGGAACCTAGCAATGTGCTCTTTGAGCTTATGGGTAATTTAATCCAATCAGGTAAAGAATTGGCGAGCGTGGCGGAGATATTTGTTGGAAAAATGCCCGGACAAAACACTCCTGCCACGACTACCATGGCTTCTATTGAGCAGGGTATGAAGGTGTTTACTGCGGTGTACAAACGTATCTACCGTGCTCTTGGAGAAGAATTCATTAAGCTCTATAGACTTAACGCTATCTATCTCAATCCTGAGACAGACGTTGAAGCCTTGGACATGCAGATTGGCCCAGACTTCTTTAATAAGAAGATTACGAAGATTTATCCTGGAGCTGACCCCACGGCAATCTCTCAAACAGAGAAGCTTCTCAAAGCACAAGGTCTCATGGACCTGCTGCCAACCGGAGTTCTTGATCCAGTGGCTGTAGTTACTCGTGTTCTTGAAGCACAAGAACAGCCGAATTATCAGCAGCTCTATAGTGCCCCTGTTAAACAAACTGGAGCCTTACCTCCCCAGCCTGATCCTAAGATGCTTGAAATTCAAGCTAAGAGTCAAGCAGAGCAGCAGAAAGCTCAGGTAACAATCCAAACAACTCAGATGAAGGCTGCTGTTGACAATCAGAGTAAACAAGCACAGCTTCAAATGAAGGCACAAGAACATGCCATGGAGATGCAGCACAAGCAGCAACAAGCTCAGCTTGAAATGGCAATCGAAGTTCATCGCGATAGGGCTAAGATGGCCCAAGAAGCACAGAAACAAAACGTTTCTTTGGTTCAACAGGCACAAGCCCATCAACAGTCGATGGTACACAACGAACAGAGCCACAAAGTGGCTCTACAGCAAGCAAAACAAACGGCGAAAGCCAAGCCTCAAAAGGGAGGTAAGCGTTGAACGACTTTTATGATTGGAAGAAGCACTCTATCACTGAAGCTGTGATGAGTGCTGTCCAAGAACGGATTAACTACTTGACTGAGGAGTTGGTTGAGCGAGCAGCTACAGCCTCTCCCACAGAACTTGCTCAGATGGCTGGTTCAATCAAGGCCTACCGTGACTTGGTAAATATTTCTTTTGAAGATCTTACACAGGAGACTGCTGAATGATTGTACCGATTCTACATAGAATCATTATCAAGCAAGACAAGCTTGAAGAAAAAGATGAAACCTTTAAACGTGCCAAACAAGCAGGTATTTTCTTCGATCTAGAAGAGAAGAATCGAGAACAAGCTGCTGTGGACACTGGTACGGTGGTTAAGATTGGGGCAACTGCTTTCCTTGATTTCAAGGTTAGTGAATCTCCCATCACGGAAGGCGATTATGTTGTGTTTGCTAAGCATGCAGGCAAAACAATTGTTGATCCCGAAGATGGACAGAAATATGTTGCTCTTAATGATGAAGACATCATTTGTAAATTGATTGGAGCCTAAGAAATGGCAGAAGAAAACAAAGAAGGCTTGCAACCGCAAGCAGAACCTAAGAATGAGGTTCAACTCACTGAAATCGAACAGCGTGCTCTAGCCGATGGCTGGGTGCCTAAAGATCAATGGGATGGTGATCCCGATCAGTGGAGGCCCGCGAAAGAGTTTGTTGATCGCGGCGAGCTAATCAAGAAGATTGAAAGTCAAGGACGAACCCTCAAAGAGTTCAAACGTGCTCTTGAAGACTTTGGTAAACACCATGCCAAGGTGCGAGAAGTTGAGTTTGAACGAGCCCTCTCTACCTTAAAGGCGCAAAAGAAAGATGCGCTTGAGCTTGGTGAGATGGATAAGGTTGTCGAAATTGATGAACGAATTGACGCTGTTAAGGACGCTAAGCGTACAGCCACAACCCAGCCGGTTGTGAATGTTCCGGATGTTCCTGAAGGCAATCCGGTGTTTGATAACTGGACAGAGCGTAATTCGTGGTACAAGAACAATGCGGCTATGCGTGCTTATGCCGACCGCGTTGGTAATGAACTTGGTGCTAAGGGAGGAATCTCCCCCACTGAACTTCTGTCGAAAGTTGAAGCTGAAGTTAAGAAAGAATTTGCCCATAAATTCCAGAACCCCAACCGCGAACGGGCTTCTGGTGTAGAGGGTAGCTCTAATCGAGGAACTGGTCGGAAGAGTGATGATATTGAACTTTCCGATTTTGAACGCCGAGCGGCGGAACGATTTATCAGAACAATTCCGGGGTACACAATGGAAAAGTACAAATCGGAACTGAAGAAAATCAAAGGAGTTTAACATGACTACCAAAGAAGCTATTGCAAAAGCGCCGAGTGGCCGAGTTCGTAGGACACCTGTGGGACAACGACAAGTATTGTCGCTCCGTAACAAAGACCCGAACTTTGAGTATCGTTTTGTTAACGATGAGGGAGACCGAGTTCAACGTTTCATCGACGCTGGTTGGGAAATGGTGGACGCAAAGGATGTTGTGATTGGCGACAAGCGAATTAACACGACAGCGCCTGAAGGAACAAAGGCTATGGCCTCTGTGGGACAGGGTTTAAAAAGCTATGTGCTTCGTATCAAGAAAGAATGGTATGAAGAAGATCAGGCAGCCAAACAAGCTGAAGTTAATCGTATCGAAGAAGCCACTCGCAAAGAAGCTCTTAATGGTACTTATGGAAAGCTCGAACTAACTCGGGACTAAACTAAATAAGTGCCATCAGATTTATTTTTTATATTGGAGAAAAATCTATGGCATCTGTTCTTGCAGGCTTCCGGCCTGTCAAACATTTGAACGGTTCCCTGTGGAACGGCCAAGTGAAACGTTATATGATTTCCGCATCGGACACTCAAGTAACGAACGTTGGCGATTTTGTGCAACTTGGAGATGACGCTGCTCTTGTCGATCCCAATGGTGGTGTTTATCCCGCTGTTGAGCGTATTGGCTCGGGTACGGCAGTCCCCATTGTTGGTGTGATTGTTGGTTTTGAAATTGATCCTACCAATCTGAATGCTCCCAACTACCGTGCTGCGTCTACGCGGCGCATTGCGTTGGTGGCCGATGCTTCGGACACGCTGTTTGCGGGTCCGCAAGATGCAGTTGGTGGTGTTGTTGCTGCTGCCTCTGTTGGCTTAAACGTGGCGATTAACCTCGGTACTGCGGGTTCGTCTGGTAGCTATGCTTCTGGCATGTCTGTTGACAGCTCCACGGTCGCCACTACGTCTACGCTGCCTTTGCAGATTGTGGGCGTGACGGCCTCTCCGGATAATGATGTGACCTCCACATCGCGTCCTGCCGAACTGTTGGTGCGTGTTAATACACATCAATATGGTGCTGCTGGTCTTGCTGGCGTTTAAGGAGTAAAGTATGTCTGTTATTAATAGTGGCTCTTTTGCCAAGGCCCTCTGGCCTGGCGTAAACGCTTGGTACGGTAAGGAGTACGACGAATATCCGGTGGAATACACCAAGCTGTTCGACACCTTCAAATCTTCGCGTGCTTTTGAAGAGGATGTTGGTATCTCGTCTTTCGGTCTTGCTGTTGTCAAGCCGGAAGGTGATTCGATTACTTATGATTCCGAGAAGCAAGGCTTCATCACTCGTTATCAACACGTTGTTTATGCGCTGGGTTTTGTCATCACGCGCGAAATGATGGAAGATGACCAGTATGATGTGGTTGGTCAGCGCAAGGCCCAAGGCCTCGCCTTCTCGATGCGTCAAACGAAGGAAATCGTTGCAGCGAATATTTACAACCGTGCGTTCAACTCCAGCTACACCTATGGTGATGGTAAGGAAATGCTCAGTTCGGCTCATCCGAACATCGCTGGTGGTACATGGTCGAACATCATCGGTACAGCGGCCGACCTCTCGGAAGCGGCTCTGGAACAAGCATGTATTGACATTGCTGGTTTCACGAACGATCGTGGTCTGTTGATTGCGGCTCGTCCGAAGTGCCTCATCATCCCGCGTCAGCTGATGTTTGAAGCGAAGCGTATTCTGAGCACGGATGGTCGTGTTGGTACGGATAACAACGATCTTAATGCGATTAAGACGATGGGCTTGATCCCTGAAGTTGTGACGAACCACTTCTTGACTGATACGGATGCGTGGTTCATTCGTACGGACGTGAAGAACGGTCTGAAGTATTTCGAGCGTCGTGCTGATGCATTCGACATGGATAATGATTGGGACACTGAGAACGCCAAGTTCAAGGCTACCGCTCGTTATTCGTTCGGTATCACTGATCCCCGCGCAATCTACGGCTCGGCTGGTGCTTAATAGGAGAGGGGCTTCGGCTCCTTCCTTTAACTAAAGGAGATTCCTATGGGTATTCCGGTTATTAATACACCTACAGCTAACGTCACGAGCACTGTTCCCGTCGCTAAGGATGTTACAGCTAAGGTGTTCCAAGTTGCACGTACTGAAACTGCGTCTGTTCTCAAGCTCGTCCTTCCGGCTGATGCTACCATTCTACGGGTAGATCGTTGTAAAGGTGTTGCTTCGGATGCAGCTACTTCCGCTAGTGTCACTGTTACTGTGGCAAATAACGGTGGTACGGTTTCCAGTGCTAGTGATGATGTAAAAACTAATGGCGCTGTGGCTGGTGCGGTCCAAATGACCAATCTTCCTAACGCTCAACCTATTCCTGCTAACGGTGATCTCACTGTGACAGCAGTTTATGCCGAGACTGGCACAGCTTCTACTACTGGCGGTCCTTGGAATTACGTCATCACCTACGTTCGATGACAAAACAAAGGGGGCCATTAGGCCCCCTTTCTTTTTGGAGAATATAAATGGCTGCAAATCGTTCTGCTAGTGCCACTGTTGCTGCATGGAATGCGGTGGGTGTTACAACGAGTGATGTTACAGTGATTCCTGTTACTCGTTCTTTATATATTGGTGTTTCTGGTGACCTTGCGGTTCGCATGTCAGAAGGAAGCACCATCACGTTTAAAAACGTTCCTGTTGGAATCTTTCCGATTCAAGTGGATCAGGTGCTGTCTACAGGCACAAACGCTTCTCAAATTATCGCTTTGTATTAAAATGTACTTAGGTCTGCCTAATCTTGGACTCACCTATGTAACTCGCATCTCTTCTTCTTCCAGCACTGATTATCTTACTCCGGGCACTTTTACAGTAGCTGTACCGAGTGGAAAAACAGGGGTTGTTATTGAGGGGTATGGTGGAGGAGCCGGAGGTGATTCTGGCGTTGGTGATTATGGAGGAGGAGGCGGAGCTTACAGTAAAAAAACTGTAACCGACTTATCTGGAATCACCGCTTTATTCCTCAATGTGCCAGACATTGGTTTTCCTGATTCTAGTATTGCCGGTGGTGATTGTTTTGTCAAAGCAAATACTTCTGGTGGAACAACACTAATGCTCGCTAAGGGCGGGGGGACAGATGGCACTTTCTGGCATGGAGGAGCCTCCGCAAGCGGAGTTGGTGATGTTGTATTCAGTGGGGGTAATGGCTCTCAAGGAAATGGCATTACTGAGACAGGTGGCGGAGCTGCCGGTCCCCTCGGCAATGGAGGAGATTCAGTATACCCCACACCTGGAACCGGAAATGGAGGTCTCGCTGGAAATGGCGGGGATTACTTATTAGGAGGTTCAAATTATGGTGGCGGTGGTGGTGCCCGTGTTGGGGAATCCGGAACTGAAGGTGCTCAAGGTGCTATCCGGCTTACATGGACCTAAAAAGGAGAAAACATTATGTATTTAGGTCTACCTAATTTAGGGCTACATCCAGCAAATGTGGGTGTGCCTAGTTTAAACCTAGATTTTATTTCCACAGAAACGCCTAATAATCGTCTAACAATTTCCGGCGGCTCCGGTGGAACGCGAGTGAACTCCAGCGGAAACATTGTTTCTGCCTCTGCTCCAAGGTTCGATTACGACCCGGTATCACTTGCAGCTAGAGGGCTGCTGGTGGAAGAGCAGAGAACGAATCTGCTGCTGCGGTCGGCGGAATTCGATAACGCAAGCTGGGTCAAGACCAATTCGAGCGTTACCGCCAATGCGGCTACCGGGCCGGATGGCACGGTATCGGCTGACAAGATCGTCCCGGCCAACGCGGCCACGAACGGTATCGCGTCGCAGACGCCTACGGTTGTCGCGAGCACGGTCTACACCTTCACGTTCTACATCAAGCAGGCCGAGCAATCCACCCTCAGCCTCGTGTCGAACCTCACCGGCTCGTTCATTCGGAACACCTTCGACGCATCCAATGGAACAGTGACGGCCTCCGGAGCGGGATGGGCGAACGCCATTCAGGCGGTGGGGAACGGTTGGTATCGCTGCACTTCGACAGCCACTTCTGGTGCGTCAACGACAAGCGCCTCGTTCCAGCTCGGGAACAACAGTATCTGGGTTGGTGACGGTACATCCGGTGTGTATGTCTGGGGAGCCCAGCTAGAAGCAGGCTCCTTTGCCACCAGCTACATCCCCACCACTACCGCTCAAGTCACCCGCACAGCAGACAGCGAAGCGATCACTGGCGGGAACTTCACGCCGTGGTTCAACGCGGCGCAGGGGACGATCTACGCCGAGTTCGACCTGATCGGCAAATACACATCGGGCACGAACCAGAACGTCCTTGCGATTACAGACGGTGGCGGCTCTGGGGCGAACCGCATCTTCATTTACCAGAACGTCACCTCCGATCGCGTGTTTGGGCAGGTGGATGCCGCGTCGGTGAACCAATTCAGTCAGACTAACGCTGGTTCGCTGGCGATCAATACGGTTCGCAAGGTTGCGCTGGCGTATGCCTCTGGCGATTTCGCGTTCGCCGAGAACGGTCTTGCTCCGACAACGCAGGCAAGCGGCTCTTTGCCCACGGGTCTGACCGCTCTGAACATCGGCATCAATTCTGCGGGGTCTGGGGCTTACCTCAACGGCCACATTCGCCGCATCCGCTTCTACTCCCAGCGCCTTCCCAACGCGCAACTCCAGGTGCTGACGCAATGAGCACAACCCTGTACCTTCGCTTCCCCGACGAAGCCACCTTCCGCGCGAGCCTTCCTGCTGATTTCATTCAGTACGGCGAAACCGGCTCACCCTTACCCGAAGGTGTTCAAGCGATCAGTATTATTGGTATTCTCTATACACAGGAAGACGTTCCTGCATTAATTAGTGGATGGCATGTCAATGTGTCTGGAGAATTACCAGATGCTTGGAAACCTTACGAAATTTCTCCTACTACTCCCTCTAGGATATTTGGATAATGAGAACTCACTACAAACCAGGATGCTGGAATGCTTTATGTGATGTATGTGGATTTAAATTTAAATCAGATGAACTAAAAAAACGATGGGACAACCTCATGGTTTGTGAAGCTGATTGGGAAATGCGCCATCCACAAGATCTAATTAGAGTTCCAGACGACAATCCTTCTGTGCCGTGGACACGGCCTGAACCCCCGGATCAGTTTACTTCTGTTCCTTACATTACACCTCCGCCATGATGACAGAAGGGAAAACTATGCATCAATTATGGGAAGCTGTAAAACACATCATTGATGCTGTTATGGCCACGGTTGCTGGTATCACCCTCGTTCAAGTAGTCACCGTAGCAACGTCCTTGATGACGTTTGTTGGTGCTTCTCTGTCTGTTTGGTGGTATATTATCAGAATTCGTGAGTATTATAAAACAAAGAAACTAGGAGAATAAATGGCAACGTCCGGTTCTTACGATTGGAAGCTAACACGCGATCAGGTAATTACGGCTGCTCTTCGTAAGCTGGCTGTGCTTCCTTCCGGTGGTTCTCCCACAACCAACCAACTGAATGACGGTATTGTAGCCCTTAATGCAGTGCTCAAGAGTTTTCATGCAGATGGAATGCCATTGTGGGTAATCACCAACAAAACTTTCACTGTTACCTCTGGAACTAGCTCCTACACAATTGGTGTGGGACAAACGATTGATGCTCCGAAACCTCTAGTGGTTTATCAGGCTAGGTATGCCACTTCTGGTAATCCTCCTGTCTCGATGAACATCTACAATCGTTATGATTTCAATCTTCTTCCCCAACTGAGTACAATTACAGGAACTCCTGTTAATTTGTATTACCAGCCGTTAGCGGATAATACTGGAACTATTAAGCTCTGGCCCACTCCAGACAATAGTACAACCACTGTAACGATTGAGTATCAACGACCCTTTCAGGACATGGATGCTTCCACCGATGATTTGGACTTTCCCAATTATTGGACACAAGCAATTATCTATAACTTGGCATGGGCTTTAGCTCCTGAATACGGAATTCCTCCAACAGATCGTGGACTTCTAATTCAAGAAGCTAAATACTTTCATGAACAAGCTCTCGGTTTTGGTTCTGAGGATTCTTCTGTTTTCTTTCAACCTGATTGGCAAGGACGTTAATAATGGCTTTTACCAATTCTCCCGTTAACGATACGTATCGATCTCAACAAGTACCTCTTGTCTATGATATTAATCTAAGACCGGGTTCGAATGCCATGTCCTCGTTGGTAAATGCTATAAGTCAGGATCAGGGAATGGTTAACTTGGTTCCTATGAAAGCACCTGACGGGACAATGTATGCTGCTTCTAGAATGGCTATTTCTAGTACAAATAACACCACTATGGTTGGCGCTAGTGGCGGCGCGCAAGTGCGCGGAATGCATGTTTGGGAAAAGACTTCAGGAACAATTTATTATTTCGTTGTAGTTGGGACCAGTGTGTTTACTTCTACAGATGGTCTTACATTTACCGCTGTAACTACACTAACCACAAATGTAGGAACGCCTGTTCGTTTTACAGAGTTCATTGACGATACAAATACTAAGAAACTTGTGCTTGTTGATGGCGTCGAGGGATATGTATTTACAAGTAATGCTGCTGGTACTAAGATTACTGATGTAGATTTTCCAACTCCGCATGTTCCATTTCCTGTTTTCTTAGATGGCTATCTATTTCTTGCGAAAGCGGACACAGGGGATATCTATAATAGCGATTTAAATGATCCAGCCATTTGGTCTGCTGGCAGTTTTATTAGTTCAGAAATGTACCCGGATAACGTGGTAGCTCTTTTGAAAATTAATAACTATTTAGTGGCTGTTGGCACTCAAAGTTGCGAATATTTCTACGATGCTGCAAACGCTACTTCCAGTCCATTGGCGCGAGTTGATGGTGCCACATTACCTTTTGGAACAGTATTACCTAACACAATCGCTGCGAATAAAGATACGGCCACTTTCATCGCTAACAACAATGATGGACAAGGGATTATCGTCCATATTGAAGGACAGCGATATACAGAGATTCCTAATACGTTTATTGTTCCTATTCTAAATGCGCGAATCGCTAGTAGCTCGATTTCCAAAGATAGAGTTAGAGCCTTCTATTTCAGACAAAGTGGTGAGCTATTTTACACCCTAGCTTTCTCAGATGGGTCTTTTGGTAGTCCTTCAGCGGCAGCTACCCCGTCATTTGTTTATGGTTTTACAGCAAAGGCATGGACAGAGTTCCGATATAGTGCTACTGGTACTGATTATTTTCCTGTATCTTTTACATCTCCGATTACATCTAATCAATTGTTCACGTACATTGCTGGAACAGCTGCTGGAGGATCGACTGCCTATTTTGGCATTTTTAAAGAAGGAGATAGCCTAACAACTGCTACAGATACTATTGTAGGATTACCACAGGCAACCATTTATCGCGAAGTTAGAACACCTGGACTAATGTTTGATACCATGAATGTGAAATTCTTAAACAGACTTGGTATCGTGATGGATAACGGTAAATCTAATACAGGAACATTGTCTGTTAACATTCAATGGTCTGATGATGATTATTCTACTTATACAACAGCAGTTAGTGTAAACGTTAATCCAAATACATCAAGTCCATATAATAGTTATTTTCCATTCATAACACAATTAGGAGCCTTTCGACGTAGAGCCTTTAAGATTAGTTATAGTGGAAATCAGTTTGTAAGATTTTACCATCTCGAAATGGACATTAACAGAGGACAGCAATGAAACGACTCAACATTGCTCCAAAGATATATGAAATTCTTAAAGAAACTCCATCGGTTAATACATGGCTTCAAACTGTGGGGGATAGATTAAATATTTATTCCGGAGCAAGTGATCCAACTTTAGCAGAAGTTCCTGAGAACCAGTGGATAATTTTTACGAATACATCCACCAGTGAAACTAAGATTTGGCTCAATATTCAAGGAACAAGCTTAATCTCTCTAAATCTGGATGGTAGTGTTCTCGGTGGAGTTAGCTCTTTTAGCTTCACCAATGCCAATGGCGTTTCAGGGACGGTCACGAATCCCTCTACCACTCCAGATTTATCTCTATCTCTCGGAGACATTACACCAACAAGTGTCGCTGCTACTGGAGTGATTACTTCCAGTGGTGGACGTATCGGGTACGCTACCGGAGCAGGCGGTACTGTAACCCAACTTGTAAATAAAACCACTGGTGTTACACTAAATGCCCTAACCGGTAGAATAACACTGGCATCCGGTTCGATTGGCGCAGGCTCTATTGCTTCATTTACATTGACAAACAGTTTTATTACAGCTACAGATTTGTTAGTGTTAAACCATGTTTCTGGAGGTACTAATGCTGGAAAATACACGCTGAATGCTCAATGTGGCTCTGGCACTGCTCTGATCACTATTGGAAATTATACGACATCCTCGTTAAATGACCAGCCTGTAATTGGTTTTGCTATTATTAAAGCAGTCACGTCATAAGGAAATATATGGCTTACGATCTTGGAAATTTATCAAACGTTACCAGCTACTTAAATCAGTATCAAGGATACAAACCTACGAACGGTTCTATGAATATGCCGTCCCAAGGGTGGGATGGGTGGAGTGGATATAACCCAACCAATACCTATTCTACTGCTGTACAGGCTCCCCAATCTGCCCCAGCCACGGCACAATCTCCTAGTGTTCCGCAGTTAAGTCAACGTGGATTACCAAAACAGAATGGAGCCCCTGTTACCAAGGCCCCGTGGCAAATGCCCACGTTACCTACTAACTCGCAATATAGCTTAGATCAGGTCACTCAGGCGATGAACCAATACGGACAGAATAGATTCTTACAAGCACAACAGCACTTTGGAAGTGATCCCAAGAGATCCAATCGAATGGACCAACTTCATCAGGCAGGGGGCCAAGTTCCGAGTATTAATGACAACAGCTATCAACGTTACATTAATCCCGATCAAAGGGATCTTTACCATTCTTTCTTACGAGCAAATGGACTGATGCAAAACTTTGGAACACCGGGAAGTTATGTGAATTACGATTACGGAGAGGCTGCTCCGTGGATGCAATATTTAACAGGAGCTTAATATGGCCTTTACGACAGATCAACTTGATCAGCTCCATCAATGGTATGGAGGAGGTAATTTAAATCCCAACTCTACAATTAATATTGGTGGAAATACGTACGGGGTAACGGGTGTCTCTCACAATGACGAGGGTGGATATTCATTCACTCCTGATTCGTTAATTCAATATGATCCCACCCAAATTACCAATCCAGGTTATCAATACAATGTCATTGATCCGAATACAGGGAATGTTTCATTCCAACGGTCGGTAATGGACGGGGGTTCCACTAATCTATCTGACTTCAAAGACCTTGGACAAGCTGTTGCTGTCTTGGGTTCTATGTATCTCGGTGG